TCTCGCCCCCACGCACAAACAAATGACAACGGACATCGAACGCATCACGTCGTCAATGCGCTTGATCGGTGCCATAGCGTCCGGGGAAACGCCAACCGCCGACGAGGCAAATGACGCACTAGCAACGCTCAACGATATGATTTCGTCGTGGGCGTTGCGCAACCTGCTGGCCTATCAAAAGGTCAACAGCGCGCTAAGCCTCGTTGGCGGGACGCAGAGCTACACCATCGGAACCGGCGGCGCCTTCAACGTCGACCGGCCGATCAGCATCAATGGCGCGTTCGTCACGTCCAGCGGGGTTGATTTCCCGCTGCGCGTTCTGACGACGGAAGAATGGAATTCTATCGAGCTTAAAAGCTTCGCTGCCCCCATCCCAAATGCGGTTTACTACGTGCCAGCTTTCCCGCTCGGCACGGTCTGGATTTGGCCGTCGCCATCGCTGGCCATCCCTCTTACGCTATCGGTCAATCTGCAGTTCGCGACGCTGTCCTCATTGGCGCAGACCATCAACTATCCTCCGGGTTACGCCAAGGCGATGCGCTATTGCCTCGCTGTTGAGCTGGCGCCGGAGTACGGCATAGAGCCAAGCCCCGCAGTTGTGAAGATCGCAGGCGACGAAATCGGAGCGATCAAGACAGCCAATGCGCAGCGCCCGGTATCGCGGTTCGATCCGGCGCTGGTCGGAGGCGCAGGAACCGGGCTTGCCGGCTTCATTGGCGGGTACTGAGCATGCAAATCCCGTTCGTCGGCGCAGCTTACGAATCCCGCAGCGCCAACTTCGACGCGCAGCGCTGCGTCAACCTGTACCCTGAGCTGGCGCCCGCGCAGCCTCCGATTGGCGCGCCAACGGCCAAAAGCGTGTCGATGCTGGTCGGCACGCCAGGGCTTGCGCTGTGGGCCACCATGGGCGCCGCCGGCGGCATCCGGGCGCTTTACAGAACGACCAACAACCTGCTGATTGCCGTCCAGGGCAGCAGCGTATTCCTGATCGATGCCAACGGCACTGCGACGGCTGCCGGACAGCTTGGCACTGGATCCGGGCCGGTGTCGATCGTTGATAACGGAAGCACGGCGGCGCTCGCTGACGGCTATGCTTGGTCGCTATCGCTGTCAGTTGGTAGTCAGGTCGTCTCGCTTGGCGCGACGGCCAGCAGGGTGACATTCATCGACGGCTACTTCATCTTCCTGCGTCCGGGAACCGGGCAATTCTTCCTGTCCTCGATCAACTCTACCGTTCTGCCAGGCGCCGATTACGCCTCTGCCGAGGGCTGGCCAGACAACCTTGTTTCACTCATCGCCGATCACCGCGAGCTGTGGCTATTCGGCGAGGCGACGACCGAAGTATGGTTCAACTCTGGCGACGTCAACTTCCCGTTCTCGCGCATCGAGGGCGCGTTTATGGAGGTTGGGTGCTCTGCCCCGTCGTCGGTCGCCAAGATCGACAACAGCATCTACTGGATGGGCAAGGACGAGCGAGGGCAGGGAACCATCTGGCGGGCGAACGGATACACCCCGCTGCGCATTTCTACGCACGCCATCGAGCACCAGATTTCCACGTACGCGCGCATCGACGACGCGCAGGCTTTCGCCTACCAGCAGGCCGGCCATCCGTTCTACGTGCTGACACTCCCGACTGCCAACCGGACATGGGTTTATGACGTAGCAACCGGGCTTTGGCACGAGCGCGCATGGCACGACGCAGACGGCATCGCGCACCGGCACCGCGCCTGCTGCTTCGCTTCGTTCGCCGGCCGCCCGCTGGTCGGCGACTGGCAGAACGGCAAGATTTACGCGTTCGACCTGGACACCTACACCGACAACGGCGACGCGATCCACAGGATCCGCACCTCCCCGCACGCCAGCAACCCGGATTACAACTGGATGTTTTGGTCGTCTTTGCAGATCGACCTAGAGCCCGGAACGGGCATTGACTCCGGACAGGGATCGGACCCGCAAGCGATGCTGCAGTGGTCCGACGACGGCGGCCACGTGTGGAGCAGCGAGCGCTGGTCGCCGATGGGAAAGACCGGACAATACCGAAACAGGGCGATCTGGAGCAGGCTCGGCAAGAGCCGTGACAGGGTGTTCAGGCTGACCATCACCGACCCGGTAAAAGTCGCCATATTGGGCGCATCGGCAACCGTAACAATCGGCAAAAACTGAGGACTTCATCACATGGCAGCAGGCACTTTCACCATCTATTCCAAGAACAAGGACGACCTACGCATAAACGACTTGACCGGCGCGACCGTCAAGGCGGCGCTGGTGTCGTCGTCCTATACGCCAGACGTGTCGACTTCGGGGCACAGCGTTTGGGCCGACGTTTCAGCCAACGAGGTGTCCGGCAACGGCTGGACGGCAGGCGGCGAAACGCTGGCGTCGCTGGCGGCCACTGCCATTTCTGGCGGGTTCAAGTTCTCATCGGCAAGCCCGAGCAAGACGGCATCGGGAGGAAGCATCCCCGCTTTCCGCTACGCCGTGCTCTACGTGTCTGGCTCGATGTGGGGGATGACAAACCCGCTGGGCGGATATTTCGCCGGCGCGCGCACGCCAGCCGATATCCCGGCGACGACGGTAGGCAACACGCTGACGCTGACCTGCCCGTCAGGCGGGTGGTTCGATCTGGTCTAAGGGCGCAGATGAGCACCCTGATGGACAGCGATCTGCTCAATGGGCGCCATTGGGCGATGTGGGAAGAGTGCGGCATCCAGTTTCGGTCGAACATGGTCGATGCTGTAGGCGGCTGCATCCCGCTGCACGTTCACAGCTATGCCAACGTGGCGCTGGTAACGCACGGCGTATTTCAGTGCTCGACCGTCGCCCAGGATGGCAGGCAAGAAAGTTTCCTTGTCTCCAGTAAGGGGTTCGACGTGCCCGATTCGCGTGGGTATCGGCTGGTTATTCCGGCTTGTTGTCAGCACACGTTCGTGCTTCTTGAGTCTGGCGGGAAGCCTGGAGAGGTACTGTGCTTCTGGCCTGCCGGGGGGGAGAAATAATGGCTGTGCCATACACGCGACTGCAGGCGCTGAAGCTGCTGCTGCAGATCGAGCGCAACCTAAACGGCTTGCAGTTCGATTTCCGGGCGAACGCTACGACATGGAAAGCCGCCGCGCAGGCGCAAAGCATTCCCCGCGCAACGCTCGAATCCCAGATGAATTCAGCCGCCGCAGCATATCAGGAACGACTTGGCTGGCTTGGCACGCTGCAGGCGAATGGCGCCGTGTGGTCGGTCGTCGCCGACCTGTGGACGACGATCGGCGGCACCGGTGCCGAGTTCAACGACCTGATGACGCCATTCAACGCGGTGGCCAAAGGGCTCGGCCCTGCCGACAAAAGCACCTATTCCAAGATCATCACCGTCTGCAACCAGATCCTGGCGACGATTGACGTGCCGCCGAGCCTCTGGCCCGAGTAACCGCGCGCCATGTCTTTCCCGCAAGGCATCGACTTCCGGGCCACGTCCGGCTACGTCACCGACCCGGCAGACCACACCTATGAGATAGGAATTGCTGCGAATTACCCGCGCACGACTGCGCAGGGTAATAACGTCGGATGGGAAACCAGCAGCGACAGCAGAAACAGAAGCACATCACCTGATGCCCGTTTGGCCGGCATCCACCGGACGACCGGCACAACAGTAACGACGTACCGCATTGACCTGCCGGCGACAGGCGACTACACGGTACGGCTTGCGGCGGGGGATTACTCCTACTCTGCTGGCATCAAGGTCGAGCTATTCGACACAACGACATCGCTTGGCGTTCTCGCGTCGACATCGACCACGGCTGCGGCCAGGTACAGGGACGCCACAGACGCAGAGCACACGGCCGCAAACTGGCCGGCGAACAATAACCCGGTCACAAAGACATTCTCGACCACGATTCTTCGGGCCAAGGTCGGCAGCACGGGCGGCGGCGGCGGGGTCATCGCTTGCTTGTATGTTGAAGCTGTTGCTGGCGGGAATACCGTAAACCCAAGCACCGGCCATGTGGTCGCAACCGGCTACCAGCCGACAGTCACACAGACAGACAACCATGCAGTAGCGCCTGCTGTCGGACACGTTGTAGCCACTGGCTACCAGCCGACCGTATCAAGCACTGACCATCACACCGTTGGCGCAAGCTCAGGTCATCTTGCTGCGCCGGGCTCCCACCCGCCCGTAAGCCAGTCGTCAGGTAACGTCGTCAATCCTGCGGCTGGCCATGCGCTGCTGACGGGCTACCAGCCGACTGTCACGAGGACAGCCAACCAGACGATAGCGGCGGCAACAGGACACCTTGTCGCCAGCGGCAAGCAGCCGACCGTAGTACAGACCTCTCCGGGAACCATTTTCCCGCTAACCGGGCATGCTGTTCTGACCGGCTACCAGCCGATCATCATCAGGACCGACAACCCGGCGGCGGTTGTCGACTCTGCCGGCGCCCGCTCTGCGATGTCTCCGGCGCCGATCAGGATCCCGGTGGTCGACAGCGCGGGGATGATGACGCAGGCGTGGAAAAAGTGGGCCACGTCAATCTACAACCGCGTTGGCGGACCGATAGCGGCGACCAACAACGAGCTATCGGAAAGCCTGCCGGAAGACGCAGGCATCGAGGAACTGAAGGCGCTGCTGTTCTCGCTCGCAGACAGCAGCGGGCAGGCCGCCCAAAGCGCGGCGCCGATTCCGCCAGATGACTGGATGCTGGCGCCAACGTCCTACGTGCAGTCGCTCGACACGGAAATTGAAACCCGTATGGCCGCGATGGCCGAAGAAATCGCGCTACTACGCACGCAGATCAACGACATGCAACAAGGACTGACGCTATGAGCATCACCGCCAAGACCCTGATCGCGGCCAAGCAGGCCGAGTCATCGCAGACCACCCAATACACCGTATCGGCATCGACGCGGACGATCATCGACAAATTCACCGCGACCAACACGAGCGCCGGCGCGGTCACGCTGTCGGTGAACTTGGTCACGGCAGCCGACACCGCCGGAAACCAGAACCTGATCGTGAAGACCAAGAGCCTGGCGGCCGGCGAGACATACACGTTCCCCGAGGTCGTCGGGCACGTGCTGGACGCCAGCGGGTTCATCTCGACGATTGCCGGCGCGGCGACATCGATCACCATCCGGGCGAGCGGTCGCGAGATCAACTAGTGCCAGACGTTCGCCGGATCGTCTTCGATGTCATCGAGGGCCGGCTTTTTGGGATGGTGTTCGAGGATTTCGATCGGGCGATGGCCGGCTTTGAGTTTATCCCGGTCGTGGTCAGTGGCGAGGAAGTCGGGGCGATCATGCGGCGCGGTACTGAACTGCACGTCGCGGTGATGCCAAAGGCGCGCGGGAAGTGGCTTGGCCGGGCGCTTTTCAGAAGCCTGCAGGAAATGATCGAGCAGCACGGCGAATTACCTACTGCCGTCAGGGACAGCCACAAGAGCGGGCACGAGTTTGTTCGGCGGCTCGGGTTTGTCCAAACCGGCCAGTCCGATGGAGTTACGCATTACAGCAAGGGGGCATCATGCTAAACCAGTGGTGGGCAAGAGCAGCATCAGGGTACATGGACGCTGCGACGGCGGTAATGGGTGGCGGATCGCTGCTCGGTGGCGTCATGTCATCCGGCGCGGCCAAGGATGCGGCCAGCACGCAGGCAGACGCAGCCAACCAGGCGGCAGCGGCGCAACTGCAGGCAACGCGCGAAACGAATGCCATGCAGCAATCCATGTACGACCAGGCGCGCGCCGATCAGTCGCCATGGCGCACGGCCGGCACCGGGGCATTGTCGAAGCTCTCGCAACTGCTTGGTGTCGACACGCCGTCAAACCCCAATGCTGCCAGCAATTTACCGGCCCTGCAGCGGCAATACAATGACTCGCTGACGACCTACAACAACCTCCTTAACAGCAGCGCTGGCGGCGGCGGCTCGCAGCTTCCGCCCGCATACCAGTCTGCCCTTGCGTCCTATGGGGCACAGCCTGCCGGGTGGGACGGGGATTACCTCACCCTGATCATGGCACAGCAGGCGCAACAGGCGAAGCAAGGGCAGGGCGGATACGGAGGAGGGCACACAAACCAGACGACAAGCAGA